ACAAGTCATGTTATAATTGGGACAATGTTTTTCAGAAAGGCAAAATATTTTATGGAAGGGTTACAAAAAAATTATAAGCTAAACTATAGAACAAATAATGAATTTTATGTTGATGATGTTATAAATCAAAATATTAAACAAGGATTAAATGTTAAGGTTTTTGAAGTAGATAATTATATTTGTTGGGGGACACCCGATGACTATGAAACATATAAATATTGGCAGGAATTTTTTCATAAGTGTAATTGGCACCCATATCATAAAGAATTAGATATTACATATGATACTAGTAAAATTAAATTATCTGAATCAGATTATGATGATTTTCATTAATTTAGTAAATCCATAAAATGTTCTATAAGATTACTAGGACATCTATTCGGACCACCATGATCTCTCCACTCATCAAACAAATTATAGTAATTTTTGTGATTTCTTAAATCTAAAATTTCTTTTGGTATATTATTTTCTAAATTAACAGGAATTTTACAAGGAATTTCATTTATAGATTCTTTTATATATTTTTCCAATAAATGTGAACATGTATTATTTATTACTTCTTCTTCAGTGTAATATGGAATATTTTTGACTGTTATAAATTTACTTATTGTTCCTCCATGATAATCAAAATATTCTATAAAATTTTTTCTATAAATATTAGGATGAAATGTTTGTATTTCAATAGCTCCATTTGGTAAAAAAGGAGTATTAAATCTTGCTGTACCCACACCAACAATACATATAGATGTAGTATTTAAAATTTTTAGTTGTTCTTCAAAATTATATTTTGAATAATCTATTATTTTAAAATTAAATTTATTGCAATATTTCTTATTCATTTTATCGAATAGTTCACGCATACCTTTGTATGGTCTTTTATTAGTTATATATATAATATTATTACATTTTGCTTTATCTGTATTATCAATTAAAGAATTTCTAGAAATATTATATCTATTGTAAATTCTATTTACAAATATTTCTATAGGGTCCAAATTATTAATGTTTATACCCATATTAACAGTCATATTATTTTTATGAACATGCCCTATTCCTACATTTGATATTAATAATAAATTAGGAATAATCATAGGAATATTTTTACATACATTCGATAATTGTTCTATAGTAATTAATTTATTCCCTGATATTTTTTCTATCATATCAATATGTTTATTATTATGATAGATATGATTTGGTGATTTTATAACAACAAATTGAAAATTTACTTTACTTATGTCACATTTATCATTTAAGTAATAAAATAATGAATAAAAACTAGAGTATATATGCTCCCATAAATTATGAGCAAAATTCCAATGAAAATGATCCAATAATATTATTATTTTTTCATAAGTGATATAATTATTACTTATTTTTATACTATCTATATCCCTAGGTAAAAATTTATATACATCTTCTTTTAATCTGCTATGAGTAAAAGATTGTTCTATAAGTTTCTTATCAGTATAAAAAATTTTATTATAAAATAATATATTATTATACAACATTTATATATATTTATTGTGTTTAATATTTATATATAAATTATTAATTTCTATTTTTTCATTACAAAAAAAATAACGTCATGTGTTGCACAATTAGAATCATAAATAATATCTGGATAGGCCTTTTTTATTTCTAGTTCATTATGTAAATTATAAATATTTGTTGACGTATATTTTTTAATATTTTCTTTTGAACAAAATGTTATAGTATTATCCACTAATTTTAATCCTGCTTTATAAAAACCTTTTAACATTTCCATTGGTTTAACAAATTCTTTTGAATATTCACCCCTTCCACAGTCTGCTGTAAAAATAAAAATACCATCATCTGTTAATATATTTTTAATTGTTAATCCAGCTTTATATATTCCATCATTTTCACATATTTGTTTTTTTGTATCAAAATGAATTATAGCACACATATCATATATTAAATCAAATTTTTCTCCTTCTGGGTTAAAATTAAAAAAATCTATTGCTTTATATCTTGGTTTCCTACGAATTCTACGACTCCAACTTTTTATTTTTGTATTATTTGTAAAGTCCACATCATTATTTTCTATGTTATTTAAATCCAAACAATTTATAAATCCATTTTTCAATGTTGTTTGAATATCAACTCCAATATAATTACTATTATAATTTTTTATTAAATATAATGACAAACTAGTATGTCCCGCACCAACATCAATTATATTTTTTGGTATAATATTATTATCTTCTATATATTTCAGTATAATTCCTTGTTTATATAACATATCCGGGTTTAAATGAGTCGTATTTTTTATAGAAAATAATTTTTTTTGTTCTTTTAAAGAATCTGTTAATTTTCCTTCATTAATTTTATGTATAATATTATAATTTCCAATATTAAATCTTGAAACTTTATCATGCCATTTTTCACATATTCCTCTATTTATAGTATAATATAATGGATTCCAGTCTAATTCTGAATCTGAATCATGATGTGTATCTATCATAACATCAAAGTCTTCATAGTATAATATTGGATGTTGATGTTTAAAGAAACCATAACAACCACCTACTAATGCTGACCAAGTAGCATGTCCTAAATTGATATAATTAATAACGTTAAAATATTTTTCTGGAACAAATAATAACATATCACTGTGCACTGGGTGACCATCTGGGTTTTTATGATTTAAACCCCCTGAAGTTAAATTATATATAGAAACAATAAATGGAAATAATATTTTTTTACTAAACGGATTAAATATATCAAATAATTTTTGTTTTAAAAAAATATCAACTCTAAAAAAAAATATACCATTATAATTATTTAAATGATTTTTATAAGCTAGATGAAATAAATTATGGATTCCTTTTAACCCCCTACCATTATTATAAGGATATATATATTCACCTACAATATTATTTTTATAAATAGAAATTAACTCATTATCATATGGTGTTGAATATGTTGATAAAACTATATCTATTTCTATATTATATTTATCTTTAATATGATTTAAAAATTCCATGTGTCTTTTTGCTATATTTATTTGATTGTTATATACTTCGGTATTTTTAACACCATAATTCCTATTTCTAGAACTACCCTTTCTAAAACTTCCACCTGCAATCAAAAATAATAATTTCATTTGTATATAATAACTTTATTTGTTTATATATTTAACTGAAATAATTAAATAAACTGTTATCATAAAATTTAAACATTATTTCATTAACTGGCATATGTGAAAAATTGTAATTAGATTTTTGAATTAAATATGTTAATCCAAATTCATCACTGTCAGAAATATCATTTTCAGGATTATATAATTTATGAAATTCATCTATATTTTTTGCTTTGCTTGTTCGAAAGTTATTACAAAATATCCCGTCAACCATATTTAGACTTATATATAAAAAATAGTTACACCATTTATTCATTATGAATCTATCTCCTATTGCCCAACAAGGTTGAACATGTGTTATATGTTTATAACAATAAATTTTATTTTTAAAATCTAATGATTTAATATCTATATTATTTAAATTAGGTAATAGTAATTCCATTCTAGATTTAATTATTATATCGTATTCAAACTTATTCTCTTTTTCATACTCTGTCATTAATTTATAACATTTATGTAATTTATAATAATGATTCATTAGAGCTTTTTTTCTGATAAAAGATGAAAATTTATTATTCATAAAAGTATTATGAAATTTATTATTTTTATCATAAATTTCATCTATTTTATTAGAATTAAAATCTTCAATATGTAATTTTTTTAATCTATCTCCGAAAATAGAAGTTAATGTTTTTTTTATTATTTTATGTGCATTTTCATAACTTATAAAATTTCTATTTTTATATAATCTTTTATTATAATCATTTTCAATACCCATAACTAATTCTTTATTATTTTCAGAAAAATATTGACAATCATTGTAATAAAAATCATTGTTATCTGTGTATATAAAAATATCAATATCTAATTTATTAGCTAACTTCAAATAGTTATTTGCTATATAATTATTTTTATAAAAAAATGTTCGAATATTACCACTTAATATTAATGCTATTTTTTTCATTATATAATTTATAAAAATATGTTTAAATTATAAAATATAATTTAAACATTAATTTAATTGAAACTTTTCCCGCATATCTATGAGTTATATTAAAATGTAAAATAATCGTCTATATTATCATTGTTTCTTAACAAATTTATAGAAATCGCAGATGGAAATGGATTTGTATTTGCGTAATCATTTATCAAAAATCTTTTACTATGATATAAATCATATATTATATTATCATATGGAATATTATATTTTTTTAACTGTTTTATAGTTTCATTTTTATATTTTGATTTTCTTGCAGTAGTTAATATAATTTGAACTGTCCCAGTATTATAAATGTTATTTAACCAATCTACATTTTTTTTAATATATTTAGTTTCACCCCATTTTGTTTTTGAATATTCTCCACTATTTAAAACCAATGTTCCATCAATATCAATAAATAAAGTTTTGTACCTATTACAATAATTTAACCAATCATTATAATATGTTACATCATGATATTTTGTAATTTCTTTTCCATAATAATTTTCATTATTTATTATACTCAAAGAAATTATATGTGATATATATAAATCATTGTCAATATTTTTAATACCTAATATTATCTCATAATTTTTTATGAATATGTCAGTACTCTTAAATGAATATAAACCAATACAAATATTATCACTAATTATTTTCTTTTCCGATATATTTGTAATTTTTTTTAGATTGTCTAAACTAATAAATGACTTATTATTTATATTTGTTATATTTGTAATATTATTTGATTTTGTATAGTAAACGTAACTGCCTTTTACAGGACAACAATTTATTATAGATTTAAAGTCTTTAATAAAAAAAGCACCTTTGATATTATATTTTTTTATACAATTATATACTGTTTCTGGGTAATTTTTTGTTTTTTTATCAACAAACATAATATTAACATTTTTATTTTTAAAACTAAATATTTTTACTAGGTCTTTTTCATAAAAATATTCTGTAATATCATTTCTATTAATTATTATATATATATTTTCTATATTTTTAAGATTTAAATTTATTATTGTTTCATACACTAGTAAATTCCCATTTGGACATGTATTAAATGCAGGATTTTTTTTTATTTTTGGAAAAAAATGATTTGTAATTGTAGAAATGATTAAGCTCATATTATATACAAAATATAGTATGACTTTAAGTATGTAATAATAAATAACTTTTGACCATATGTTCTATTCCTTCTATATAATTAAATTTTATTTTCCAATTTAACTCTTTTTTGGAATATGTATTATCACCATATGTATGTTTCTTAACTTCTTTTACAATTATTTCTTTTTTTAAAGGATTATTACCTTTCATAATATTATCATATTTATTCCAAAAATTAGACGCGTCCGCATATTTAGGTTTAACATTGCTATTAAGATTATTTGATATTAATTCAAAAATTTTATTAACCGATATTAGTTTGCCTGAACATGCATTGAATATGTTTCCATTTTTTCCATAATCAATTACTTTAAAAATCATATCCAATAAATCTTCTACGTATATATAATCTCTACTTTGATTACCGTCTGAATGTAAAATAATATCTTTTTGTGTTAAAATACAATTAATAATATAACTAGTTAAAGGTGGTGATGTCCGTCTAAAATCTTGATTTCCCCCATATACATTAAAAAAACGAATTATATTAATATTCATATTGTAATTTTTTATGTATGATTTACATAATTTTTCACAACAATATTTTGACATTGAATATATTAATGTTGGAGATACTTCATCGTTTTCCTTTACAGGGAAATTTATATTATTTTCATAAACCGCCGATGTGCTTGCAAATATAATTTTTGATACATTTTTCTTTCTACATATTTCTAATATATTTAATGTTCCATTTACATTTACATCATAAGCCAATACTGGATTACTTTGACATTCAGGTAATGATGAAATAGCAGCTAAATGTATTACAATATCATTTTCATCAAAATAATTTATTATTTTTTTATCTCTAATATCAATATTAACAAAATCATCTTTTCCCAAATTTTTAATATTATTGATATGCCCTGAATATAAATTATCTAACAAAAGAACTTTATTATTTGTTGTTTTTTTAATTCTATCATAGAGATGTGACCCAATGAAACCTAAACCACCCGTAATAATATATTTCATATACACAAATAGATTATTATATTTTTAAATATTTTTAACTAGTAATTTAAACAATTCATTAAAAAATCTTTTATATCTTTATTTTTACAATATTGTAACACTCTTAACAGATTAATAATTTCAAAATAATCATATATTTTATCGTTATAAAAATCATATTTTTGAAAGTAATTATCTATTTTTTTATCTAAGTAATTCAATACTATTTTAATTTTATTTTTATCAATACTCATATTTAACATTTTTAGAGACCAAAAAAATTTTGTATCCTGTCTTACTTTTATTATATCAAACAAAGGGGTTTCTATAAAAGAATCTAAAAAATCTATTAGATATATATTATTATCAACTGTATTTAATAACATATTAGATAATGTTAAGTCACCATGACAATAACCAATAGGAATATTTATATTACATATTTTTTCAATATCATTTTCTAAAATATTAATTTTGTTTATTACATAATTATACTCTTTTTCATTTAAAAAATTATCTTTATTTATATTTTCTATATTTTTTTTTATACTATTAATTTTATCTGAAACAACCTTTTTATCTATTTTTTTATATATCGAATTATTGATATATATATCAATTGTATTTTTTATAAATATAAATATATTTTCTATTGCTAGATAGTTATTATTAATTATATAATTAAAAATATTGTCTGAGTTATTTAAATAATTCATTAAAAAATACTGTTTATTATTAACTATATGCGATTTGAATATAATATTTGGGATATTAAATTTAAATAATTTTTCATGATACTGTTGTTTTTCTATCTGTTTATTTAATCTTATAGAATCCGCATAATTATTACTACTTTTACATAGGAATTTAATACCATTAATATTTACAATATTAATATCAAAATTAGAATGACCATTTATATCTTGAGTAAATTTTTGATTTGTATTTATATTTTCAATAATCAAATCTGTTTTAAATTTTTCAACATCATTGGGTATCCCTAACTGAACAAAATTTTTTTTTTCTATTATAATATTTATATAAACGCTACCATTATTTATCATTTCCTTTATTACTCCGCTCGTATAAAATTCTGATTTCTGCATTATATTATTTTCAATAATTTTAGATGTATATTTTTTTAATTCATTAATAGATTTAAAACCATAAGCACCAGTACAAGCATTATTAGAAATTTTCTCTTTTTCTTTTATATCTACTATTACATTATCATCACTCGTTTTTACATATGAATATATTGGATTTTCATTTTCATCCTCAAATGAAAAAATACAATTTTCTCCATTCCATTGTGAAATTATATCATTAGTATAAAAACTATCACAATCTAAACATAATACTGGAATATTTCTCTCTTCATTAAGATTATTTATACCAATATTAATTGTTTCTGCCGCCCCTCTTGTATTATTTTCTAGACAAAAAAATTTAAAATTTATTTTTGGATAATTCTTAATCAATAAATCTTCAAATCTATAATTCTTATATTCTTTATTATATGGAATAAATATGTAATCAATATTATCAGTATTTAAATTGTCCAATAAGTATGATATTATAGATTTTCCATAAATATTAATTAATGCTTTCGGATTTTTGTAACCATTTTCTTTAAATCGTTGTCCAATTCCACCGATTGGTATAATTATTATCATTTGTTTTATTAAATATATTTTAATTATGTTTAAATTATATTTAAAGATATAGCTATTTTTTTCTAGTAGCCCAAAATGGATAGTTTACTGGGTTTCTTATATCACCTCTTTCCCCGAAATATGTTTCGTCTTTTAATTCAATAGACTTATGTATCTTTCTAATTATACTGAAAATACTTTGGTCATGTCTATTATCTATAAAATATGATGCTTGATTTTTATTATAATAATCTGTTACTAGTAAAGGGTTGTCTTCGTATACTTTATAAACCAAATCTAATTTATTCTTTAATTTCGCTGTTTTTTTCATTATAAGAATACCACCAACTAATTGACAATCATTTGCAATATCACCATTTGTATCTATATTGAAATAATTAAATATTTCTTTTGTAGTATAAAATTTTTCTAGATGAGACAGTTTGAAAGAAATAATACCCCCATCAATACTATTTAACATATCAACATATTCATTAAATCTTTTTTTCCCTTTTTTATTTATAGAACATCCAGCATCTACATAAATTAAAATATCGTTATCGTTTATTTCACTTAATTTTTTTTTAATTATATAATTTTTCCATATCCAATAACCTGCGCCTCTAGGATGACTTAATACTTCTTTGAATTTATTCTTAAAATTATTATCTAATATTTCTGGACCGTAAACTGTAATAGAATCAAACCAACCAGTACTCAATGCTTCAATTTCTATTCTTTTTTTAGCATCTCTATAATTATCGTCTCCATATGATATTAAATGTATCATTTTATAATAATAATTATTAATATTTAAATTGTTTATCGTATTGTAGAATTATACAACTTTAAATTACTTCCTTGTCTAATCAAGTAATCTTTTGGCCAAAAAATATTAAATCCTCCTACAAAAGCCGATAACACATCCATTTTTGTATCAATTGGTCCATCTATATCATTCTTTTTT